CCCAGCCATCGCAGGCGTGGTACGCGAGCCTTGTCGCTTGTGCCATTTTGACGGCTGAGTTGGACGTGCCTGTTGAGGTATTTATGAAGGGTTTTGAGCATGCTTATAAGGATGCTTTGGGAGCGAAGGCGGAGGGTCCATCCTATGATCACTAATGCTGACAATTTCATTCCTGTCAATCGTGTGGATCAGCGTTTGACGCCATTTAACACTGGGAAGGTGCAGATTGGTTTGTTGTACCAACCTAGGCCTCCTGAGATGACCAGTTCCGAGGAGCTTGTTCAGGCTGCCTTGTTGGGCACGCCCTCGATGCACCGGCCTGCACCTGTGTGGCCCGTGGTCCTTGGTTCTGCCATCGTGGCGTGTCTTTTAATGTTTTTGATGGGGTAACTATGCAAAATTTGCATGAATTTATATATGAATGTGATGAGTTGGGTCTTGACTTAAAGTGCTTTTTTGAGTACGAGCCGGCTGAAGTAGGTGCTGTGGAGTACGAGTCTGGCTTGAAATTGGAGCCGGATTATCCGGAGGTATGGACGTTGGTGTCGGTGTTCTTGCCTAACAGTACTGTGGACTTGAGCGGGGTTTTGCATCCGGATGTGATTTTTCGGATTGAGCAGGATGCGCCTGTTTATTTTGAAGGTATGAGGGGAGGGGACAGCTATGACTGAGCCGGCATTTCCAACGGGAACAGGCGTTACACCCTATAAATCGGGCATGTCGCTGCGTGATTACTTTGCTGCAGCCGCTTTGCCTATGGCTATCCAAGAAATGAACGAGGCGGAGTCGTATGACATAAATGACGCGGCCATTATGGCCTACCAATATGCAGATGCAATGATGAAACAAAGGAGCGAGAAATGACTGAAGATCCAAAACAATTTGTTGAACTCGGTTTCCAACTGGGCAAGACGGAGAAGGCTTACAAGGCAACAGATGAATTGCTGCTTGCTGTGCTGATGGGAGATATCGATCCCATGCAGGCCATGATTGATCGCATGAAGATAAGGGATGCATACCATGAGCAGCTCTGACCAAAGGCCTGATTGCCACAAGTGCGTGAACCGTGATCCTTTGCCCATGACGCATCACATCCAGTGCTTGGAGCCCAAGGCTTTGATCTCTGGCAATGCTCGGGCAGCGCAGAAAGGGTGGTTTCATTGGCCGTGGAACTTTGACCCTATTTGGTTGGAAGAGTGCAGTAAGTATGAGGAGAAGAAGGCATGAGCGAACGTTTGGACAAAATAATTGAAGAGGCGCTGAAGAAATCCTTTTTGGACGGCTATAAGAAGGGCTTCGTGGATGGATATAACGAAGCGAATGCAGAGCAATTGGAGCAGCCGACACCTAAACAGGAGGGGACAATTTCAATAACAGTTCCGCAGCCTATTGGATATCTTTGTGAGAACGCTGTTGGGCACAAATACTTTAGGTGGAAGAAACCGCCTAGCACATATAAGCCTATTGCTTTGTATGCGGAGAAGCCATGATCCGTGGGCTGCCAACCTTGTTGAGATGCCGGCCTAATCAGATCAGTGCGAAGTGCTGTAATTGTAAGAGGTGGGTGGACCATGCAAAGCAGACGGCCATGGGGTTGACAGTCAACGTGAAGAACAGCAAGAGTAAAGCATGTCTTTACATTCCAATATCACTACAGGAGAAGGTATGACACAAGATGAAATTATTAAGGCGTTGCGCCAAGTGGTGGAAGAGAACACGCATTACACAACGTGGACGGTATCAACCCCGCACTTGGTTCTTTTGGTTAACTTAGCCATTGAGCAAGAGCGTGATCGTATTAAGCAAGCCAATGCACCAGAAATTGAGCGTGTCAATGCGCACATTAAAGAACTAGAAGATGCAGTCCTAGCCGAGCGTGAGGCGTGTGCAAAGGTGTGTGACGATAATGCAGATGATCATTCCGAAGGAGATTGGGATTCTGCTTGCTTAAATTGTGCAGACCACATCCGAGCAAGGGGACAAGCATGAGTTACATCGTGGCATCTTTGCCGCCCATTAAATGCTTTGTCAAGCGGGAGTTCTTGTACAACGATCACAAGGGCCATGGCGAGTTGGAGCCGGCTATCTGGGTCAGTTTAAAGGCGCTGCGTGGTCAGGTGTTCAGGATTGAAAGCCTGCTGCCAAACTATGGCGCCCTGTACGACAAGCTGCCCATCCATGCTTATGTGTGGCACCAAGAGGCGGGCAACTTGCCAATTGATGCGCTGCAGTTGTGGGATTGCATGGGTTACCGCTTTACGATCATTGAGAAGATCGGCTTGCGTAATCTCGGCGTGAAGTTTCTGGGCAAGGACAAGGAATGGCACTTTGGCCGTTATTTGTTTACAGTGGACTTTTGTGCTGATGGTATGGACCTTGACACTGGCTTTACCGAGCAGGCAGAGGAGCACAAGTCTTTTAATTGGATAGCCTTGGACAACGGGCAGTTTGCCTGTCAGCCCAACAACCGATGCTTGTGGTATGACCAGAGTTTAATTCCTGCCGAGACAAAGTTCCCTGACTTTCAGGCAGCGCAGAAACTGTGGACTGTGGACGGCACGCGCAAGTGGTCCGCGGGCGATGATTGGTTTTACGATATCAAGGAGAGGGCATGAAACCAATAGCATGGTATGACCCAAGCAACGGCATGGTCAGTACAGACCAAGATTGCCCTTTGTTCACACCGCTTGGTCAGGTGTGGGGTTTGTATCCAAAGCAGGAGTGGGTTGAGCTAACGGATGACGAAATTGAAATGATTTATGCAGTCACCATAAAAATTCGCAAAAAGGACATCATGCCCGGAGAGCAAAAAATGTTTGCAAAAACAATTCAACATTTCTTAAAGGAGCGCAACACATGACAGACTGGACTAAAGAAGAAGACGAAGCTTTCAACGATGTTGAAAAGCACAGCAACCTTGGCAAGCAGATCCTGCGTGACCTAGGGCAGCCGTATCACTACGATGTATTTGTCTCACCATCTCAGCGCAACCAAGTGCTTGAAGAGGTGGCCAAGGAAATTGAGAAGTTCACCATGTTCGGACCTGACACAATATCGAGTTTTTCTGTGTATATAAGGAATATGAAAAAGTGAGTTTTACATCGAAACAGTTGCAGCTAGGAAGCAAGCAGCCTGTTCACAAATTGCGCTTGTGCAACAAGTGTGAAGAACTACGCCCACCCGAAGGTGGAATTCAAATGAGCGCAGCAAAGTGGATATGTGCTTGCTGCTGGACCAAACGTGCAACGACAAGGAACTTAGTACAACATGCCAAGACCAAAACCACCGGAGCCCCTGAAGCCAAGATTCGTCAGGATGTCTGACATTGAGTGGGCCAAATTCAAAGAGTTAGGCGGAGCCGAGTGGCTGCGTCAATATGTCAACAGCAGAGCAAAATTACCGGATAAATATTATGAAGTGTTTAACAAACCAAAAGAGGCTGCAACCCAAAGAGCCCCAAAGACCTTTGAGCCAAGAAGAGTTGATGGCGTGGTGGCCTTTCACGAGACTTGACCCGAAGTTATTTCCAAAACCAACCAAACGCGATTTATCGCAATATGAGGAGAGCCCAATATGACCAAACGTAAAAACAAATTAAGTTCATCAGGAATAGGCGTTCGCGCCCGCAGATTTATGGAGAGTAATCCTGCTGCTTCGCCAAATGAGGTAGCAGCGCGGTTTAACACAAGGAAGCAATATATCTATGTCTTGCGCAGCAAGATGAAGAAGGAAGGCTTTGTGTTCCCGAAGAGGTCTGAGCAGCTGCCATCCCTTGCTCCGGCAGCGCCTATGCCAGAAGATTCCCAAAAGCTTGTGCAAACGGGAATTGAGATGTATGAAGACGCAGTAGATGCAACCCTTGACGCTCGGGCCGTGGACTACGGCAAGTTTATCGAGGGCGCTGAAGTCATGCAGATGCTAAAACGTGTTGTACAGGTTGCCTTAAACAATCGTGATAAGACGTTGGCACATGATCAGGCTGAGGCAATGGACATGATCATTCATAAGATTGGTCGCATCATCAACGGCAATCCTGACGTGGTGGATCACTGGCTAGATATTGCCGGCTACGCGCAGTTGGTAGCAGACCGCCTTGAAGGGCGGATCCGCTAATTACTTGGCCTCTCCCCAGTTGGGTCCGACTTCCACATCGCACCGACTGGGGACTTGCATATTCACACACGTTGCCATGATCTCGGCAGCACGCACAGCTTCTTCCTTTGTTTTGACGCTCAAAGCCAGTTCATCGTGAACTTGCAGCATGGGCATGATCCCCTCCCGAGCTAACGCCACCATGGCAGCCTTTGTCTGGTCGGCAGCAGACCCTTGGATAAGGCGGTTTAGGCCCTTATACGTGCCTGCGCGCTTGATCCGTTGGCCGTATTCAATGACTGCTTGCTCACGGGGCAGAGCTTTGTTCACGCCCCACTCCATCGGCTCCCAAAGAGGGAAGCGGCACTTGCGTCCGAGAAGGGTGCGGATGGATCCGCCAGAGGCGGGATGCTCGATCCGTTTCATCACAGCATTGACTGTGCCTTTGAGGAACGGAACATTCCTGTGGAAGGTGTCAATCAGCTCTGACGCTTCGTCTAAGTTCAGGTCAAGCTGCGCTGCCAGTTTGTTCTTGCCCATTCCGTACATCAAACCCAAACCAATCGTCTTGGCAGCCTTACGTTTGATGCCGGCCATGTCGGCAACCATCTGGTGAAAGTCAGTATTTGGATCATTTTGATACGCCTCCACCATTTTGTCAGCTCCGGGTAAGTCTAGTAGTGATGCATAGTGGACAAGGAGCCTTGGTTCTTGGGACGAGAAGTCATTTGAAGCCCAGAGTTCTCCCTCTTCTGGCAGGAAGAGGCCGCGGACCATGGGGCCGATGATTTCGTGGCGGGCGGGGACCTGCTGCAGGTTTGGGTTGGCCATGGACAGGCGCCCTGTGACTGTGCCGCCATCGTCTGAGCGCATCTGGTTGACGTGGGGATGGATTCGTCCTGTCTTGGCGCTGAAGTTGAGATATGGCTGCAGGAATGTGCTGTGCGTTTTGTTGGTCTCGCGCGCCTCGACAATCATCTTGGCGATGGGGTGTTCACAGCCATCTAAGAAGCCTTTTGTGAAGCTTGGTTGGCCGTTGTCTGTCTTGGCATACGGCAGGTTTAGCTTGTCAAAGGCTAAGGCGATGCTTTGTGCGGCCCAGATATCGACGTTGGATCCAACGATTGACTTGAGGTCCTTGTGAATTTGTTTCTCGCGCTGAATCAATTGCTCAATCAGCCGCTCACATTTTGGTCGGTCAAAGCGGATCCCGCGGCTTGTCATGTTGTGCAGGACGGGGAAGGCTTCTGTCTCTAAGTTGAAAATCGATTCGACTTCATCCTGACGCATGCGAATCTTGAAGGTTTGCCAAAGCTTCAGTGTGAGCGCGGCATCCTGTTCAGCGTACTCTCCCACATACATGGCGGGTAGTTTCCAAAGTTCTTTCTTTGGATGAACTCCGAAGTCCGCAGCGGCTTGTTTGAGCCCTTGTTCTGACTTGACCTCTTGTAGGTAGTCAAATCCCAACGAATTGAGAGCGAAGCTGAAACGGTTTTCATCAAGGAGTGGGGCAGCGAGCATGGTATCAACGATCCGTCCGTTGACCTTAAAACCACTTGCTTGTAGCCACCCCAAGTCATAGGCGGCGTTATGCATAACCTTATCGGAAGGGTAAGCCAGTACGTCCGTGATCCATCTTTCCACTCTTCGTCTGTCCAGATTTCCACCACCCTGATGCGCCACCGGAAAATATCCAGACCATCCATCGACGGCAATGGCGTAGCCGACAATGAAACCGTCGTTCCGAGGCCATCCCGGGCCCATGGATTCCATGTTGGGGTCACAAGTTTCGAGGTC